TATAATCTTGTGCAGGATTTCCGATGATGCGATGCCCAGTAATAGCAAGAGTGTACTGCTTGCCGATTATATCTGAGTTGCCATAACCGCCACCGTCTAAGTATGCGGTATCATCTGTCGAGTCATTATGCGAGTCAACCGCCGATGTAATTCCTGCTGCTAACTTTAACCATGTCCTCGACGATCCAAGCGGTGTGCTGTCTACTTCAACAAGCACCCTATTGTTCAAACTAAATTCTACTGCCATTATTACTCCTTAATCTTTTATAAAGTCTACTCTGAAAGGTACGCAATAAACAAGTTCCCCTGTTTCGTACTGACTAACAAAGTATGCTTCACTTTGTAATGCAATGTCTATTGATAACCCGCCGTCTAGTTGCACCTCTTGTGCAGTAATTGCGCTGATTATTTTTCGGCATTGTTCCTGTATGTCTTTTAGCTTTTTACTTTTAACATAATAGGTAAAAGCCAAGCTACCCTGAAACTGCCCGTCTAAATAACGAATAGTATTTGTCGGTGTTGCTTCATGTCTTGTAATTATTTCAAGTGCTGCGGTGTCGGGAAAAACATCCTGATAAATGGTACTAACGGCAAGAGAGGCTTTGCTTTTTAAGTACTCGTTAATAGTGCTTATGTAATCAGTTGCCATTTGCTATTTTCTCCCATTTCTTCAAGTGCCTTACCTTTGCAGCCTCAAACCATTTAGGCTGGGCGTTCTTGTTGTGTGAGTATTTTATTTGCGACGGAGAAACCTTTTCTCCAAGATAGTATTGATAACGAACATAAGGCGTTTTCCACTGTACCACGCCTGAACCAAGAACTGTATTAAGTATTCCTGATTTCTGCATTGTTCCAGCGTTAATTGGACAGAAATAATTACTATCCTTCAACACCTCGCTGTCAAGAAGCTTTTGCCGTTTTTCAATGACGCCTTCTAATCTTGCAGCTATCTTTGTCTCGTTGAACACAATATTCATTTATACCGCCGTAAACTTAACGAATTGAACCGCTGTGCTTTTTGCAGGCATCACTGTTCTTATCCGTAGCTCTTTTGTTCCGTATACTATCTTATCGCCTTCTTTGAAACTGTCTACAGTGTATTTCGTAGGTGTAGAAACATCAAAGTCAAAATAAAATGTATACAGACTTTTTCGAACACTTCCCATGCTGTCGTTTGTAAGCTCTTCTGTTGTTCTCACTCTAATATTACTAAGCGTTTGTTCTGTACCAAAGGTTTCTTCCTGATACTCATCAACGCCTGTAAAACTAGAATGCTTTGCGGTGTCTGTCATAAGACTAGAACTTATCATACAGCCTCAATTATAGGGTCTCTCATTTGATACCCCCGTATATTTCACAGAATAGCTCAAGCCAGTAACGCTTCTTTTCTGCCGTAGTCTTAAAGTTTGCCTCTTGTATTCTTTCTTTTTCGCCGGCGTCCAGCGTGTATGAATATCCGTCAAGTGACTCGCTTTTCTTTGACAGGTTAGCAGTGTTAATAGCCTGAGCCTCTAAGTAGTCAACCTCGCACATTAAACAAACTGCACTATCAATTCCGTTTTCTTTCCTTTCTGTTATGTAAGGAAGCATGGTGTCAACGTACAATTTGTTTTCAAGTGCGTACTTGTCGAACTCCGCTTGAGAAGGTATGGCACTGCGTCCAAGTGAGGTATAAAAAGTATACGTTACATTTTCATATGCCATACCTACCTCCTTTATTCTAATTCTGTTGCGGTTACGGTGTGAGAGACGGTTATTGTCTTTGTCCCGTCTGTGTGCAATCCATATGCCTCAAGCTTATCGCCTGCTACTACTGCAATAGCTGCGGAGTAGTCTGTCCAGTTTCCCCATACATTAGGTGAATTGGCTGAAGACAACCGGTATTTTATTGATGTTGAACCAGTGCAAACAATCGCTGCTTTATCAGTTGAACCGCCGGTAATTGTATAAACAGGGTCAAGCATTGTCGGTCTGATCAGTAGCGTTGAACTCTTTGTTACAGCGTGTTTGTAAATCTTTCTTCCCTGTACAGCGGAAGCACCAATGAAAGTGCCTGAGCCTTCAAGTGATTGAAGTCTTACGGGTACAGCCCACTCTTCAATTCGTGTACACCAGTTGGGATGTCCTACGATGAATACCGAAGTGTCGGGAAGGGTTGCATCTTCAAAGATATTGAAGCCTGCAATCTGTCCGAGTGCGCCTGTCTGAACTACAGCGTCGCCAAGTGCAGAGGCTTTGATAAACTCATTACTCTGCAAAATAAGCGCATAACATTCAGGTGTTACCAGCGCAAACCTTCCTGCTAATGGTACTTTGGCATTTGATAATGCGGTGCGTGCTGTTACGAACGCAGCATATACAGTATTTTCTGTTAGTGCAGCTGCATTACTGATCGGTGTAGCACCGGCAACAAGAACCGCTGTTCCGTCGCTGTTCATCTGCACACCAAGCGAATAACCTGCTGAGTCCAATCTGTCTGCAACAAGATTATCAGGAACGGCTGCTGCATCGTATCCGTCAATGATTTCATTAACAGCATAATCTTTGTCGATTGTTACGGTTATGTATGATGTTGCACCCTGTGTTAACGCCTTTCCACTTGCCTTATTGTAAGTGGCTACTGTTACCTCGGTATCACGTACAGGGATTTTTACAGCACCAGCTTTCGGGTCGCCTTCATATCTGTTATTCCATACAGCACCGTTGCGCTGTACCAAGGTGTCTCTTAATTTTGCATCTACCAAAGATGCGAATCTGTCTTGTAATGTATGAGCCATGTATACTCCTAGTCTACTTTTAATGTCGGGTTAAGTTTTTGAAAGGCAGCTTCAACACCGGTTAAACCCGTTTTAGATGTTCCTGCCATGTCCGGTACCTTTGGCGGCTGCGGTGCGTTTTCGTCTACCAGTACGTTTTTAACGTCTTTCGTAAACTCTCCGAACAGGTCCGCAAGGTTTTTACCCTTTGCGTCTTCTCCGGATAACGCTTCAAACAGTTTTTGTTCTATCGCTTCTTTTGTCAATTCGTTTACAAACTTCTTACCGCTTGTAAATTCTTTAACCTGCCATCGCAGTTCTAACTGTTTAACTTTCTTTTCAGATTCGGCTTTAGCGGTTTCTGCTTCGGTCTTGTATTTCTCAACGTCTGCTTTAATCGCTTCTACATCTCCAAAACTAGCAATCTTTTCCTGTGCTGTCTTGAGCTGTGCTTTAAGATCATCATAGTCTGCAAACTTTTCCTTTACTCGCTCGATGTCCTTTCCGTTCTCTGCCATAATCTGCGGGATTGCTTTTTCATCAATTCCCAAACCTGCCAAAAAGTCTGTTTTCATTCTGTCCTCTTAAGTAGTTTTGAGCCTGTTACTATCGGCTAGGATTTGCGCTTTTAAGTTATCGCTAAACTAATGTATGTTATCACTAACACTATTATACTTAACTAACATTAATACCTAAAAATATATAGTTGTCAAGTGTTACATCCCAATCTTTTCTCTGTCATAGTCTCGTCGTAATCCTGTCTGTTTTGTAAAGTCTCGAACTCTTCCCTGTGCTTCCCTTATCTTTGCGCTTGCCTCCGATGTTGACAAGCCAGCTTTTCCCATTGCGTATTCCTCGCGCTTGTATCTCCGCACACTTCGCTCTAATGCTCGCTGCTGTTGCTCTGCCTGGTACTGCGTTAATGTCTTACCGTTGTATTTGTATTTCTCATCGTCAATATGTGATAGCTCTTTGTCTGAATACATTCTCTCCCCGCCTAAGTACGGATAGTAAGAATGCCTGCAGTTTACTCCTCCGATTCCGTCTGCTTCTCCTTGACCACAAATACTAAAAGGAGGATAACCCGGAGTCTTCCCTGATAACGAATATACCTTACCTTGCCATTCCGCATGACTAGGTCTTGCGCCTGAGTGTGCAGAAACTTCTACAAGGTCAATATTCAGCTTGTCACAGTTATCTGCGGTTATCGCTGTCGCGGTCTGATTTATCCCTGTTATGATGTTTGCCCGAACTGCTCCCTCAATCGTTCTTTTAACAACCTTTCCGGATCCGGTGTACTCGACGGTATAAATCCCCTGCCGTGCTAAATCGTTAATTGACAAGACTAAAGCCCTGTTATAATTAAACGCCCCCGTACTTACCCTGATATAAGCCTGTGTTGCCTGATTGATAAACTGTTGCTGTGAAGTCGTTGCTGTTGTTAGTGTTAGATTGCGCAGCGTATTTGCTGTCTTGTTTAATTCCGTGAGAAGTATTTGCTCGTTTGCAAGTGCCGGAGTAAGTCCAGCTTTCTTGATTATTTCGTTATCTGTCTTTATTGATTTCTCTATGTACTTGTCAAAACTCTCTTTGATTTCTTTCTGAACAATAGGGTCATACTTTTCTATAAGCCTTGTAACGTCGCCTTGAAATAGTCCAGCATCCTTATAAGCCCTCGCTAGATAGTCGATGGCGTCAGGGTCGCCGAGTGCCTTAATCTTTGCCGCCATTTCCCCGATGATTTCTTTTTCTAGCTGTGAGTATATATCTGTGAGTCTATCGCTTGCTCTTGTTAGCTCCTCAGGCGTTAGCATTCAGCCGTCCTTTACAGTCCAAAGGTATTGACTACCTGCTCAGGTGTCTTTGCGCGTGCTGTTGCCTCATCTTCGCCGAAGAACTCCATGCGGTATTCGTACCTGTCTTTAATGCCCTGTGTTACTTCCTGCATAGCAATCTGTTTCATCTGCATCGGGTCTTTTCGAATTAAGTCGTTGAACTTAACAGTAATTTCAGGGTCAAACTTAACACCCATATAAGCACCAGCCATATAAGCAAACACATATGCACAGTCTTTATACTTTTCCTCAAGCTCTGCCTCAATCGTATCTACAACGCTGTAAAAGGCTTTCTTTCCGCCGGTAAACTGTGTCGCGGTCTGTGTTGTCTTTTGCAGGTCTGATATA